ATTGGTGAAATGGTTACATTGAACAATGACAGAGGCTTAACAGCATTTGTTGTTGGTGACTCTCCAATGAGATTAGCAAGTGATGCCACAGGAATTAACAACTGGGCAACAAACGTTAACGGTGCTGTTGAAGATAACGACAATGGATTAGTAACAAGTGACGAATACTTAGGTGTGTTTTATCCAAGTTTATTCACAAGTGACAATGCAGGTAACAACGTAGTTGTTCCAGCATCACATGGTATACTTAGAACTATTGCATTAAGTGATCAAGTTAGTTACCCATGGTTTGCTCCAGCAGGAACAAGACGTGGTGGAATTACTAACGCTTCAAGTGCAGGCTTTATTGATAACGAAGGCGAGTTTAAAACAGTTGCTCTTAACGAAGGTCAAAGAGATACATTGTACAGTAACAAGGTTAACCCAGTAACATTCTTAACTGGTGCAGGTCTTGTTAACTTTGGTCAAAAGACAAGAGCGAAGAATGCAAGTTCTTTAGATAGAATTAACGTTGCACGTTTAGTAATTTACTTACGTGGACAGTTAAACAAACTTGCGAAGCCTTACATTTTTGAGCCTAACGATAAGATCACAAGAGACGAGATCAAACAACAAGCAGATAGTTTAATGCTTGAGCTTGTAGGACAAAGAGCGTTATATGATTTCTTAGTAGTGTGTGACGAAAGTAACAACACTCCATCAAGAATTGATAGAAACGAACTTTATGTAGACATTGCAATTGAACCAGTGAAAGCAGTGGAGTTTATTTACATTCCATTAAGACTTAAAAACACTGGAGAAATAGCGGGCCTATAATATGATAAATAAAAGTAATAGGAGCAAATAAATGGCAATTTCATCACTTTCAAGACTAACAGTACCTTTGGACAGCAACGCGAGTGCAGGTTCACAAGGTTTGTTAATGCCAAAATTGCAGTACCGCTTCAGGGTGTCACTGGAAAATTTTGGAGTGTCAACACCAACTACAGAGTTAACTAAACAGGTTGTCGATGTAACAAGACCTAACGTAACTTTTGAACAGATTACACTTGATGTATACAACTCAAAAGTATTCCTTGCAGGAAAACATACTTGGGAACCAATTACATTAAACTTACGTGAAGATGTAAGTAACAACGTTCAGAAACTTGTTGGCGAGCAGTTGCAGAAACAGTTTGATTTCTTTGAACAATCAGGTGCGGCATCAGGCGCGGACTACAAATTCGTTACACGTATTGAAATTTTAGATGGTGGTAACGGTGCAAACACAGTTAATGTGCTTGAAACATTTGAGTTATACGGTTGTTATTTAGAAAGTGCAAACTACAATCAATTAGCATACGCGACATCAGAAGTAGTTAGTGTTGCATTAAGTATTAGATACGATAATGCGATACAAACACCACAAGGAACAGGTATTGGTACTGCTGTAGGCAGAACTATCAACACACTTGTTACTGGCGGTGGCGCAGTATAATCAAGTTTAAGAGTTTTAAAATAAACGTAGAAAAGGCGCCGAGTGCGCCTTTTTTATTCTATACCCACTTTATTTTTTAGATAAATATTAGTATGGCAAATAAGTTAACCCCATTTCTTGACAATTTAGTATCTGGAGCATTAAGTCCAAAAGGTAATCTTGCAGACTATCAACATGCTTCAAGATTATATGTAGATGATGCATTTAAGTATGCACCTAAGAGTAAGTTTCTTTATCATGTTGCATTCAACATTAATAGAAAGGCTTCTTCAATTATTCCACAACTATCAGAGAAACACAGTAACACTATTAATATGTTAGTTAAGAGTGTTGACTTGCCTAAGTTTGATGTTACTACAGAAGTAAAACATCAATACAATAGAAAAAGAATTTTACAAAAACGCATAGACTATAGTCCTTGTAATTTTACTTTCCATGATGACAACTATGGTCTTACAACTGCAATGTGGGAAGCATACTACAGATATTATTTCAAAGACGGAAACTATGCATCAACTGATACAGCAGGAAGTCCTAACACGACTGCTTCTGCATACAACAGAGCAAACACATTTGCTGATGCAAACTCTCCACAGTCGAAATATAGATATGGTTTTGATAACGATAGTATAGATCCTTTCTTTGATAGCATTGTTGTATATCAAATGTCACGTAAACGTTATACAGCATTTACACTTGTCAATCCTATTATTAATAGTTGGCAACATGACACAATGGATCAAACAGATGGTGCCGGTGTTGCACAAAGTACAATGAGTGTTCAGTTTGAAACAGTATGGTACACAAGAGGTGCAGTGTCAGAAGGTACAGCACCAAAAGGTTTTGCAACAGAACATTATGATAAAACACCAAGTCCACTTTCATTAGGTGGAGGCGGAACATCAAGTCTATTTGGTGTTGGTGGTGTTGCATCAGGTGCGGCAGATGTGTTTGGAGATATTACATCAGGCGATGCATTTAAGTCACCAGGAGCATTGTTAGGTACAGTTTTAAAAGCGGCCAACACTGCAAGAAATGTTAAGGATTTATCTAAAGACGGAATTAGACAAGAAGGCTTTGGAATTATTAAAGGTGCTATTGGAGACGTAGGCGGAATAAATGTTGGCGGAGTTGCAAATACATTTTTTCCTAAAGGTAGTGGCAGTGGATCACTAAAAGATGTTGCAACAGCAGTTGCTGGTGTAAGTGCTGTGGCGGCAATACAAAAAGCAGTACAGAGTACAAGTCTTGCAGACGTTACAAAAGAACTTCAAGACAATCCAGACAAGTTAGCAGACTTATCTAAATCAACAACACACAAAAAAGATCATTTAGCCGCAGGGGGTGATGCAAGTGTCAATGCGATTAACGCCGCATGGGACACTGCAAGTTCGGCATATAAAGAAGCGGCAAATAGCAAAACACTTGCTAACTTGCCTAACATTGTAAGGACAGGATAATGAGTAACCTACCTAAAGTAGTAAAAGATGATAGTTCAAATGATGTAAAGAGATTTTACAATCAGTATTTTACTGACTTTATTAATTTTCCTACTAACCAAGTTGATGCTGTAATAGGATTTTTTACAAGCAGAGGATTTGAAAAAACTTCTGCCATTGCTGTAGGAACAGTAATGTTACAACAAGCAAAACTTGATGACGTAAATGTTTTTGAATTACTTGATACTCTAAAGAAAACAGACAGTGTTCAGTTGAGTAGTGTTGTAACAGAAGTACTAAACTATAACAGAGAAAAAATTAGTACATTAGGTTACAGAGTAGTTGACATACAAAACAGGACTGAAGCACGAAACATAGGAGTGTAACATGGCCAAGTACGCCCAAGGACGTTACAACTTAAAGTTTCCAGACAAGTATATCGGTCGCAAAACACCATTATATAGATCAAGTTGGGAATTCGCATTTATGAAATTCTGCGATGAAAATCCTAACGTTGCCAAGTGGGCAAGTGAAGCAGTAAAGATACCTTATGTAAATCCTTTCACAGGAAAAGCAACGGTGTATGTACCAGACTTCTTTATTAGTTACATGGATAAGAATGGTAAACAACGTGCAGAAGTTATAGAAGTTAAGCCAGACAATCAAACAACTATGGAAAGTGCAGGCAGAAATAAACAAAAGCAAATGGCTGTTGCACTAAACATGGCTAAATGGCAGGCCGCAAGGGCATGGTGCAAGGATAAAGGCATCTTTTTTAGGGTTGTTACAGAGAAGGATATGTTCCACTCTGGCCAACGCAAAGGCTAAATAATAGTAGCATTTAATGGAATCCAAAATATGAAGAAATTAGAAGAATTACTTAATATGCCAGACAGCAAAGAGATTGTTCAGAAAGACAAGGAACAATCTGCTAAAGCAGAAAAGAAACATGCTATTGTAGAGCATGAAGAAACTCAACGTAGTATTGCTGAGATGGATAAAATTACTGCGGCATTACCACAAGTGAAAGGCTTAGGCGAATTAGCAGATAAGGAACTAAACGAAGTTGCTGAGAAGTCTATGAATGCATATGAAGATCTAATGGACTTGGGTATGAATGTTGAAAGCAGATATAGTGGTAGGGTGTTTGAAGTAGCAGGTAATATGCTAAAAACTAACCTTGATGCTAAAGTTGCAAAATTAGACAAGAAACTTAAAATGGTTGAACTACAACTTAAGAAGGAAAAACAGGATAAAGATGGTGGAGATTCACCAGATGGCGTTGTTTCAGGCGAAGGATATGTAGTTACAGACCGTAATAGTTTGTTAGAAAAACTCAAGAACATGGATAAATAGTTTAGTAGGGAAAACACAATTATGAAAAAATATAGCGATTATTTAACAGAAGCATACAATGGTAAAGTTTATCCTTTTAAAATTGGTATTGCTGGTGATAACACAGGTATAGCAGACAAGTTAGAAACTGCTCTAAGAAAATTTGGTGTACAAAACTGTACGCCGGGTAAGAAAACACCAATCCAAGAACGTCCGTTGGACTTTCCTGCATTGCAGAATGAAGAAGTAACTTACTACGAGTGCGAAGTAACATACCCTACACACACTGAAATGTTACAAGAGTACTTAGGTTACCAATTAGGTATTCCGCAATCACACATAGTAGTACGTAATCCAAACGAACCTCAAGAGTTATATCAAGAAGTTGATCAAAATGCACCATATGAAACAAAACTTACTAAAGAAGATATGGGTGGTGAAAGTGCTCAAAAAGATGTAGGCAGTAACAGAGTTATGGACCTACTTAAAGAGTTAGAAACTGCATCTAAAGAAAGATTTACTGGTAAAGCAATTGAGTTACCTGAAGAAGGTGCTACAGATAAAAAACAGATGGACGCAACCGCTGATATCGGAACCAAAAGTCCAATAGGGAGTTAATTATGAAATTAAACGAAATTTACAAAAAAATAGTAGCGTTGGACGAAGCAATGAATGAAGCGGCGTCGGCGTCAATTAATATGTCAGGCGATAATGCTGAAGACGTAATTAAATTAATGAATGCTTTAAAAGGCAAAGAAGGTGCAAGTGATATTGCAGACATTCCAACTGCAATCAAACCTAAAGCACCTATGATGGGTCCAATGGATCCACATGATGACATGAAATCAATGATGAGTCTTGTAAGTGACGAACCAAAGCCAATGGACGACATGGCTTGTGATGACACTGACACTGAAGCAAGTGGCGACTATGATAATTCACCAGATGAAAAATATCAAGACCATAACTTTATGACAAAAGACATTGCTACAGGACACGATGGCGCACAGAAAAAATCTTATCCAAAAGTTGCAGGCGGAGATAATCCAATGGCACTTGAAGATGAGTTACGTGCAGAACTTTCTGCTAAACTTTCAGAGTTTATGAACGAAGAAGAATGTGATGATTGTAAAGAAGATCCATGCGAATGTGATGAAGACCGTGTTGCTGATTTAGAAACAAACGAAGCAAAAGCAAAACCAGACTTCTTAGATATGGA